CACGGCGATGCGCGAGCCGGTAGGGAGAGATGCCATGTTGTGGCCCTTTCAAAAGCAGAAAACCCGCCGAAGCGGGTTGATGGAGTGCCCTCGCGGGCGGGAGACCGCCAGGGCGGCGGAACTGGTCGGGCGGCCTATCGGGCGCCCAGAATGGAAAAGGTCTGCAGGTAGCCCGAGGCCACGCCCGCGTCGTCATAGACCCCCATGGGGTCGCCGTGCGGCCGCGCCGTGATCGAGGTCGCGGCGCAGAGCCGCTCCTCGATGCGCTGGATCAGCGCGAACGCCTGCTGCGGCGTGGCGGCCCAGGTGTTGATCTGGATGAGCGGCTTGCGCTTGTCGGCCGGCGCGTTGTCCGTGTAGCGCAGCACGTCGCCGCCGATGTGCTGCCAGGTCACGTAAGGCATGGCCGTGCCGTAGGGCGCCGTTCCCACGATGACGCGCGGGCACTCGGCCAGCAGCTCGGCCATCAGGTCGTTTTCAAGCGCCACCGTAGGCCCCCTGTTCAAACAGCCGACGCCAGAGCTCAGCCTCTGCGGCCTTCTGGGCCTCGGCCAACGAGCTCTCAGCGCTGCGGATGAAAGCCTTGCCGGGCACTTGGATCGGCGTGGGCAACGTCACGTAGTACGCATCCTTCTGCGCCTGACTGGCGCGGCGGCCTGGTGGCTTCTTGCCATCCATGCCGGGGCGCACCATCGGCCGGACTCGGCCCTGGTTGTCGCGGTAGTAGCGGTAACGCTGCAGGTAGCCCCATTCCACCAGGTGGCCATGGGGCGCAGTGCGATGGTTCCAACTGACGTGGTACTCGGCCCGCTGCCCATCGACCGACTTCTCAGGGCTATAGGCCTGGTAGATCGAGCGGTCCAGATTGCCCGTGGAGCGCCCCAGCGCCCGCACGTTGATCTTGACCCGCTCGTACAGCACCTGGGCCGCAGCCTGCGCCACGGGGCGCACAGCAGCGTCGACCTCCGCACCAAGATCCGCCAGCATGTTGTCGAGGCCGTCAAGATCAACAGCAATGCCAAACGTCTTGTTGCCCTGCAGGGCCTGCTTACGCAGATCGCGCCGGCTCGCCATGGCTTTCAACCCTTGAACGGCACTGCGTCGGCACGCGCGGCGCGAGCCTCGGCCACGCGCTCAGGATCCGCGTCCATCCAGCTGGCGTTGGCAGCGGCCACCTCGGCCGGCACGTCCTCGATCAGCAGGCCGGCGTCGTAGCCGTAGGGGCCGATGGTGCCCGGCTTGGTGGTCAGCACCGTGCGCGGCCCGCCGTCGTCGGCCGGCGCCAGGGCGGCGCGCGGCGCCCGCGGTGCGCGCGGGGTCCGTGGTTTCGTCATTGGGTCGGTCCTTTCACAAGCTCGCACACCAGATCGATGTACTCGCGGGTTGGCCCAGGCAGCACGGCCTTGAGCTCGTAGATCTGGCCGTCGAACAGCACGCGCATGCCGGCGTCCAGGCCGGCGCGGCGCCGGATGCGGATGCTCGCGCGCACGATGGACACCTCAGCGTCCGCCTTGATAGTGCCCAGGCCAGACTTGTGCTGCACGTTGGCAGCGATGCGGCCTGGGGAGATGTTCTCCCAGGCATCAGGCTCGGGCGTGCCCCAGCCGTCTTTGCCGCCCGTCTTGCGCTGGATGTGGATGCGGTCTCGAAGTGTGCCGGCCTGCATGTCACACCCCCAGGCCGACCCGGTGCGGGTACAGCAGCGAATGCGCACCCATGGGCAGCTTGTTGGCAGCCGTAGAAACAACATCCTCGCGGTTTGCGTACAGGTGCCCCAGGATGAGCAGGATGGCGGCCCGCACGGCGGGGTTGATCACCATGGGCATCGCCTCCTCTGGCTCATCTGCAGCATCAAGGTCGGCCTGGGTGGCGTAGACGTTCCGGTTCAGGAAGTCGCTGGCCGCCGTCTCGGCAGCTCCGATGTAGAGCTCGATCAGGGAATCCTCATCATCGACATCGACTCGCAGATGGAGCTTTGCCGTCGGCAGGTCGATGAGACTCACTTCTTGCCTCGCGCCGGCTTCACGGCAGCCGCAGGCACCTGGTCTGCAGCGCCAGCGTCTGCCGCCTTGGGCTGCTTGGCCTCGGCGGGCTGCTCCTGGGCAACCGATTCGGACACCTGGTCAGCAGCGCCAGCGTCGATCAGCTGCCGGCCTCGGCTGCTGTCCATGCACGCGACCATTCCGGCGCGCGGGTCCGGCTCTTTGAACTTGATGAGCATGACTCTCTCCTGGTGGAGACGGGTAGGCCCGCCGAAGCGGGCCCAGCCATCAGGTGATGTTGCCGAAGTCGCCGTAGATGAAGGCTTCGGGGCGATACACGGCCAAGGCCAGTCGCTCTTCGGCCAGAACGGTGACCAGGTTCTTCACGAAGTCGTCTTCGTTCTCGGTGGCCACCTCGACACGCGCCTGCCAGCGGTCGAACAGCTGCGCGCCCAGCTTGAAGGCGCCGGCCAGGAACTTGTCCACGGTGATGGCCTGGGTCGTGACCACCGGGCGGTTCCACAGCGAGGCGCCGATGATGCCCTGCGGGTTGCCGATGATGTAGCGGCCCGTGGTGTCCTTCAGCAGCTCGATGCGGGCCCAGTCGATGGGGTTCATCACCACGCCTGTGGACGGGAACTCGGCCAGCTCAGCCTGCAGGAATGCCAGGCGGATGTTGTCGATGTTCGTCTCGGTGCCGGCGGGGTCGAACGGGGCAGCGAAGGCCGTGGCCTGCGGGATGATGCCCAGCAGGTTCTGGCCGGTGCCATCGCCGTTCAGCAGCTGCTGCTCTTCCTTGAAGGCCAGGCCGTAGCGCAGGCGGCCGTCGATCAGGCTGGCCAGTTGCGAGGCGTCGCTCAGGATCTGGCGCGAGGCCTTCATGTAGTGCGCGATCACCTTGGCGGTCGTGCTCACCAGGTCGAACTTCAGGCTGGATTCGGGCTTCTTGGCACCCTCGGCAACCATGCCGGCGTTGTTGGTGAAACCCGTTTCCTTCACGTATTCCAGCGCGTTGCCGTCCATGTTGCCCGGGGTGATCAGGTCACGCACGGTCATGCGGCGCTGCGGCAGCGCCTGCACACCAGGCAGGCGCGTGGTCTGCACCAGATCGCCCGCGGCACCGTCGGTGTCGGTGGTCACGCTGGTGATGGCCGCCTTGATGGTCATGTCGGCGCGGCCGCGCGGAGTGGTCTCGCCCAGGAAGGACTTGACCTTTTCGTTGTTCACGAACTGCTGGCCCAGCGACTGGTGCTGCACGTCGCCGCCAGCGCCGTTGGCCTCCAGCTTCGCCAGCAGTTGCTGCGCGCCCTGCAGGTTGGCCTGCAGCTCGCCCTGCTTGAGCAGCAGGTCATCGACCTGGCGGCGGGTTTCGGCGCTGAGTTCCGCGTTCTTCGCTGCCGACTCGGCGTGCGTCTTGAGCTGATCGCCCACCGTCTTCAGGCTGGCGTTGATCTGCTTGATGTCGTCATCGATTTGAGGCATGGGATGCCCTTTCAAAGGATAGAGGTGAGGGATGCGGCCAGAGCCGCCGTGCTGCTGATGTCGGCCGCCGGGCCGCGCTCGGCGGGATCTCCCTCGCCGCTGCCAGCGGGATCACCCACGCTGGACTTGAAATCGCTGATGAGGCGCATGGCCTCGCTCTTGGGCATGCCGCTGTTGCGCAAAGCTGCCTCCAGACGGCGCACAGCCGAGGCGCTGGCGTTGCCGCCGCCCTTACCCACCTGGTCAGAGGCCAGCAGCTCGTCTGCGAAGCCCTGCTCCACCGCCGCCGCGCCGCCGATCCAGGACTCGGAGTCCATGAGCTTGGCGATGGCCTTGGCTTCCAGGCCCGTACGGGATGCGTAGATGTCGCCCATCGCTGCATCAAAGGGCTCCAGCCAGGCGGCCAGCTCGCGCAGGTCGTTGCGGTTGCCCATGGCGACGACCCAGGCGTTGTGGATCATCAGGAAACCGGCGCGCGCGATCTGCACCGTGTCGCCTGCCATCGCGATCACCGAGCCCGCCGAAGCGGCCAGCCCCAGGACCTTGACGTTCACCTCGCCCTCGTGCTCGCGCAGGAGGTTGTAGATGGCCAGGCCCTCGAACATGTCGCCGCCAGGGCTGTTGATGTTGACTGTCACGGGGCCTTTGCCCAGGCTGCGCAACGCGCCGGCTACGCGCTTGGCTGTGACGCCCTCGCCCGTCCACGGGTCGTAGCCGATGGCGTCATAGATGCTGATGGAGCGTTCTTCGTCGCGGTCAGCTGCACGCACCTCCGGACTCCAGCGCTCCAGAGCGCGCGGGAGGATTTCGCTGCGCAGGCTAGCGCTCGGCCGACCCATCGGGGCCACCGGCAAGTTCTTCATGCTCATGGTTCAGCCTTTCTGCGGCTCTTCGTTGAAGCCCAGG